TGTGGTGTCAAGTAGCCACCGGAGCCGGTGCCCCAGGTAGCTGTTCCATCCATGATCTCCTCAGTTGGAGATACAGGATTGAACTCAGGAACTTGGATGCGAGTACCGCCTGAGCGGGAATCGAGCAATGAGTTGCGGACAACAGCGCCAGACTTGATAAACAAGCTGCGTTCTTTGATGGCCTCAGACACATAAGTGCTGAGATTATTCCTTTTTACGATGTCCGCGAGTAGGACACCGCCGGAATAATTCTGAAATGGAGCAGCCATTTCTTATTCAGGGATAATGTTTGCGGTGGATCAAGTCACAGACTTGAGATGGTGTCCCACAGGGACTATTTACCAGCCTCTCTCTTGAGCACAGCTGCAAGATCAGGGTTAGTTTCTTCCAACATCATACGTTGAGTTAAGTTCGATGTCGCGTCTGCGTAGGGATTAGCCATACCTACAGCCCCGGCAGTCCCTGTTGATGGCTTAGCTCCCATGCCAGCTTGAGTGCTTGGCTTGAAGTGATGTTCAAAGCCAGAACCAGGATTTTTTAGCTTGGCTAAATAAACACCTAGGTCTTGTTCAACGCCACCGTCAAGAACTTTGACGCTGCCATCTTCAGATTTCTTAAGACCGTTCTGCACTAATTGCAGCATCTGCTCAGCATTAATTGCTCCAGCCTGGCTAATTGCAGACAAGGCAGACGTTTGCATCGCTGCAGTCTCGTTTGAAGTCCGAAGCTCTTGCAATTGACGCTCTAGGTCAGCAATTTGTTGTTGCTTTTCTTGAGCGGTTTTGTTGGCCTCTTCCCAAAGGTCTTTCCATTGACCCTGGTCTTCAAGCGTCTTTCTGCGCTGGTCGTCTTGTTTTTTGTAGACATCGTCAAGCTTGCCTTTGATGCCTTGAAATTTATCCTCGGCTTCACTGGCACGATTTTTCAATGCCTGAATCTGCTGTTCATACGCCGAAACGTCTACAGCAGGAGTTGAAGTCGCAGTCTCAGCCACGGGCTGTTCAGGAGTTGCCACTGGCGTCTCCTGAATGACTTGTTCTTCCATTGTGAAAAGTAGATTTACTCTTCTACTTTACTGCTTTTAGCTTTTTTAGTTTCTTTCTTTGCAGCAGGAGTTGATGACCCCTCTTTTTTGGGAGGATTGATCTCTTCAAAACGAAGTCCCATGAGAGTAGAAGCTATTACGCCCCTACTGTACCTCTGCTGACTGATCTTGCGATTCAGCTGCGTTAGGCAGAATTTCACCCTGCACCAACATGTCGCGGAACTCTTCCCGATCAATAATGCTGTCTTGGAATAGCTGAGCCATCGCCGTAATGTCTTGACCGATAAGACGCTGAAGATCAAAGTCACGGCTGATCTTCACTTCAGGTGGCTCAATGCCTAAATAATTAGCAGCTAAGTTATAAGCCTTTTGCAAACCAGATTCCAAGTCCATAGAAACCATCGACAACATTGAATTTGTGTCGATGCGGTCTAACCGTCGTGCGTCAGCTGATTCAGCTACGAATTTTTGTTGGCTAAGCGTGCTGATGCCCAACGTCGCCATTTGTTGCTGTAACTCTTGGATCTCCGCAGATTGCGCTTCAAAAGCACTAGCGGCAGGCTCCACGTAATAGACCTTGTTTCCCGGCTGTGTCGCCATCGCATAGTTCACACTCACAGCCATATCCTTAGTCTGGTCATCCCAGCCCTCAAGCACCAGCATCGGTTGTGATGCGATATGCAAGCTATGAATTAAGTCAGCTTGACGCTGGAAGTGAGCAAGGTTGAGATGAGCAATGTCCAGTAATGGTGGACGACTTGTCAGCGTGTCCGTCTTGTTCGCGTATATGGTGACCAGCGGGACTTGATCAAGTGAATACGGCCCAGACTCAATAAGCTCAAACTCCGCAGTAGCGTCTGATTGGTCAAACGAAGAGGGGTATGGGAAGTTCCCTTGCATCGCTTTGTTTTGCTCTTCTTGCCGATAGACGCGATAACGACCCGGCTCAATGACACGAATCTGGTCATAGACCTTTTCTCCAAATTCACCGTCAGGGACAACAGCCTTCTCGCCAATACGCACTTGCGTCAGGTTGCCGTAATTTGATTCGCGGTCCAAACGCCAGCCATACACTTTGGTTGGGTCAACCTCAATCCAATATGGACGACGGTTTAACGCACGCTCTTCTGCAAGGCTTCGGGCTTCTGTTGGAGCGGGAAAGTCAACCAACGTATGACAATGGCCATAGGTCAGCGCACAGATCACTAGGCGACGTGCATACTCATCCAGATCTGAACCGCAACCATCAACGTCTTTGTTGAAAACTTCTGTCCAATATGGATCACCAACAATATTAATTGGCTTACGCAGAATTAACCCTGCTGCCGCTCGAATCAACCGTTGGGTATATGGCGTAAACACAGCACGATTTACACGCGCTAGATACGCGGAATAATCTTCGCGAGGCTCTAATGGCAGGAATGCTTCGCTGTTATCACGTAAATACTCAGTGCCAGAAACCACGGCTTTCATGATTTCCCAGCCTTTCATCTGGTCAATCACTGCCCGTGTTCGGACAAATGGACTATCAACACTCCCCATATAGGAGCTGCTGACCAAATGGGTCCGAACGAGCCCTGGAACGGAGTAAGTCATGTCATTATTTTAACCGCTGATTAGTTGTTGCAACCCCATCTCCTTCGAGCAGCTTTACCTCGTTCGCCAGTCCAGCTCTTGCTACGAGCACAAAAAGATTTCTTGCGTGCTGCTTCTTTTTTGGTTTTAGGCTTGCCCGTGACAGGTGCTTTTAAGTTTGAACCAGTCTCTTTATTATATTTAGCCCTGCCTTTTGCAGTCAGGCCAGCACCTTTACTTGCTGGAAGTTTCTCACCCCGGCCAACACTAAGGTTTGGCCCCTTTTTGCGTTTTTTCTTTTCAGCCATTACTTTTTCTTTTTAGGTGGCTTTTTAGCGGTTTTAGCAGATTTTTTGAAGTCTTTTGCAGTTGGTGCGCCAGGATCGCCCGCTTTTCTCATCTTTTCACCAGATCCCGCCGCAATTCGCTTCTTTTTAGCTGCAATATTTGCGTACAGTCCTTTTTTCTTCTTGGCAGGGCGGCCTTTCTTGCTTCCATAAGTTCCGCGACCTTGGGGCATGACGAGGCTTGGCTTTGGCCTATTCTAGCCCTTCGCCCCAATCAACAACCACATTGAACTGCCCCAAGTGCGGATCTTTTCGCGTGCATGTCGTTACGACTAAGAAAACCGTTGAAGGGCCTTATGAAACTGTGCGTCGTAGGCACTGCAATAGCTGTGATTTTCGCTGGTACACCGCTCAGGCACCAGAAGTAAACATTGGTCCGTGCATATCTTGGGCTGGCACTGGCGACCAAGTCAGAGTGACTTTGCCGCAGCCAGAACACGCTTAATACAACCGATAAGACGTAGAGCCCATCGTCTCTGGTTTGGCCAAATTAAATTGTTGTAAAACTAAATAACCGAATGCGTCAAAGGCGTGGTCAACTCCCAAATTCTTGTTTGGCAGCCCTGTCCCAGGTGCATAAGTCAGTGTTCGCAACGATTTGATCAGGTGTTTACACCTTGGATGCACCACTGTCCTTCGTGTTCCAGACGCATCCATTAATGCAGTGTTAACAGCGGTGATCTTGTCGCGGATTTTCCATGCGGCCCTAGGTGATTGGACCGTAAATCCACTGCGACGCAAAATTGCATGGTCCGTTACACCAACCCCACTTGTCTTTCTTGCTCCGCCTGTAGGGTCTGGGCACGCAATAATTCTTCGATCCACACCATATCTACGCGTAACTTCCTCCGCAAAATCCCAGGTTGTTGCACCGCCAGTCAACATAATTTCATCAAATACATATAACGTCTCGCCATCCTTTACCGCGCAAATACCACTCATCGGATCAACGTTAAAGTCAACCCCAAGTAACAATGGCTGGATACTTATATCTTTGGCCTCTTGGGAGATGTTTTCATCGCTAAAACTGACGGCGACAAGCCCCGTAAGGTTCTCGAAGCTTGCCTCAAATTCTTGACGGAACGTTCTCGTATCAAGCTGGGCGCGGGCTGCCTCAACTTCATGTTTACTGACATTCCCTCCATCAATCGTCGTATAACTCCAGCGTTCCCATAATCCTGTTTCGTCCTCTGGTACATAACACCACAAGTCATAAAACCAACTAGCAGTACCATCCGGCGTTGAAATAAATAATGCCCAACCCTCCTTATCCGCTAACGCAGGCCGAATTACTTCAAACCATACGTCCGAACTCATAAAAGCAGCCTCGTCTAATACGACTCCAGACAAGCTGCGGCCCCGCAAGGCCATTGCGTTCTCGGTTCCCTTCAACTCGATCGTGGATCCATTAATTAGCTCGATCCGTAAGTCAGTTTCGTTCTTGCTCTGGATCCATACCTTCGGCACAAGCTTCTTCAATGCTCGCCAAGCAATATCCTTTGCCATCCGATACGTCGGAGCACAATAAAAAAATGTCTCCCCAGGTCGATTGATTGCTCCACGCACCAATTCAACGCAAGACAAGTACGATTTGCCAAAGCGACGGCCTGCTACTAAGACTCGGAAACGTTTTTCGCACGAAAATACTTGGCCTTGAGCCCATCGAAGCTCAATTGGTGCGGTTTTTTGACTCATAAATGCCACATTACACAGATTCTTGACCCCTGCCCCCCTTAAATAGGGGCTAGAAGCCTTTCTACCAGTTAAGATCTTGGAAAAGGTCGTATCAAGCATGACTCAAGACGAACGCCGCACCACAAATGCAAAAGAGGACCGTGTGCGGCGTTTATATCGTCGGCAACTTGAAGGGTTGTCTGCAAGGGCACTCGTTTATGAGCACGTTGAACGTGAACAGGTCAGCATCAATACAGCTTGGCGTGACTGGGCGGAAGTAAAGCTTCTCGTTGATGAAGATTGGAAGTCTGATCGCGAAAATATGTTGGCGCGGCTTCAGCACATGCGTACCAAACTATTTAATCAAGCGATTAAAAAAGGACAGTTGCAGACCGCAAGTCAAGTGCTGGATTCGATTGGGCGCGTGATTGGTGAATCCACTGAGACTGTCAATATTCAGGCTCCTGACCTGACTATCAAGATTCAAGAGAAACAGGATTAGCAACACCCTCCCCCCGCTCGCTTAATTACCTCTTCGCAAGAAGGGGTTTTTTATTGAGAATCAACAAAATGGCCAATATATATTTGGGGTATGGGTATCAGTGTCCGGCGCGTGGGATCTGCAACCCTGCCCCCACTGCTGTGCCAGTCGCCAGCTGTCACACCTAGCTGTAACATATTAGAATATTAAGAAACAATTACACTTAGCCCGCGCAGTCGCTAGGTGGCAAATCTTCTGGTACAATATTAGATAAGAAGACTACACATCTTCTAAACCTTGACAATCTGGGAGTCGATCCGCTCCAATCCTGTGCAGCCTGGGCGAGCCTGACGGCTTCACGACTGCGACTTCGCGGCCTGTGAGCCTTACCAGCTCGCTCCCACTGTGTGCAGGAGAAC